CCTACGTGATATTACGCTCTACCTTTTAGATGGAGCTAAACTCTTTATGCTTGACACATACGCAGGAGAACACGCCATTTTCATCGAGCATAGCGATGGAGATGTGACAATCGCCTCGTGGGTCGAAGGCGGCGTCGAAGTGGAGCATCTTAACATAAGCAAAGATATGAGAAACAGCCTAGCAAATTATTTAGCCATAAAGGAGGACTTACAGAACACTGAAGTGTCTCAAGACTGAGGCACGAAGGAATTGAGACGACTGACTGGTTATCTATTTTTATTAACGCAACGAAAGGAAAAATATGAATGATGAATACGAAAAACTTAAAAATGCCCTAGAGTCAAAAGGGATAAAGGTTACAGACTGCGATTCTTGTGGCATATCAATGGAGATAAGCGATGTTTCTTTTTATGTAAGCTCCAACTCTGGCTATGAAGGCTCAAGCTGCCTTAGCCTAAGCTACTACGGAACAAGTTCTTTGGATAACAAACAGGACAGGCGCGACGTAGCCGTTGCCTGATCCTTATGGTTGGATACCATTTTTTATTATGAAAGCTAGACTTGAGTTTGACCTACCCGACGAACAGTTGGAATTTGAAATCTGCCGAAAAGCTGGCGACCTGCACTCCAACCTATGGGATTTGGCAGAGCAGATTCGCACGTGGCGTAAACACGGACATCGGTTCAAAAGCGCAGAGGAACTCCTTGATGCGTTGTGGGAGGACTGCATAAATCACGAGCTGTTAAATATCTAATTATGAAAACCGAAGAATACGACATACTAAAAGAAGCACTAGACATCACCCAAGGAGATCGTTTAGAAGATTACGGAGACAGCACAGTAGAGCTTAACAGAATTGCTACTCTCTGGTCTGTAATCTTTGAAACTGATATAACGCCCAACCAAGTTGCTCTTGCAATGATTGCCTTAAAAATCACAAGACAGATGCATAAAAATAAAAGAGATAACTGGGTTGACATTGCTGGATATTCCAGAATAGGGTATCTAGCTACAAAACCAAATAACAATAATAACAATAATGACTGATACACTATTAGAAGAAAGTGACCTAATCCCTGTTGCATCCATTGAAGGAATTGACACAAGCTCAGTACCGTCTGATCGACTACAGGAGATTAAAGAGCTCGGAGACGCGCTAAACAAACTAGACCAAGATGTTCTAGAAGCAGAAGCCAACTTAAACATTCTTAAAGAAAAACGAAAAAAGATTGCAGAAGAGTTGCTACCTGACCAAATGAGGCAAGTTGGTCTTAAGCTTATCCAGTTGAACGACGACACCAAGATTCAACTTAGCGACTTTGTTGACGCCAGAATCAAAGACCCACAAACTGCGTTCGATTGGCTGCGTGACACCAATAATGACAGCATCATCAAGAACCAACTAAGCATTACGCTAGACAGAGGGCAAGATGATGTAGCTCAAAAAATACAAGATTTAATTGAAGAGTCGTTCAGTGTGCCTGTTGATGCAAAAATCAGCATTCACCACGCAACTCTTAAGTCTTTCTGTCGTGATGCTCTGGACAACCCAGAGCTGGCAGAATCTCTACCACGTGAAGCCTTTGGTATATACCAAGGAACACGTGCAAAAATAACCCGATAAAAGAAAGAAGAAAGAAGAATCATGGCATTCGATATAACAACCGTAGCAGGACAAGGAACAGAGAATCTGGATTCAGGCTCATCCCTGCCCTTTATCCGCATTCTGCAAGACTTGAGCCCTCAGCTCAAACCACAAAAAGACGAATACGTAGAAGGCTCAAAGTCTGGCGATTTGTTCTTTGCTAAAAACCAAAGCATCATTGAACAACCTGCAGAAGTTATTCCTTGCTATACACAGTCACTCTACACTGAATGGGTTCCCCGTTCAAAAGGTGGCGGTTTCAAAGGCAACCATCCGCTAACAATTGTTAGCCACCCTAAATACGAAAAAGGCCGTGATCGTCAATATGACGAATGGCTTGGAGAAAACGAACTCAAGTTCACCACATACTGGTTTGTGCTTATTAAGCTCAACGGTCAGTGGGAACAAGCAGTTATCCCGTTTACCTCTTCGCAACTTCGCGTATCTCGTAAACTAACCTCGGACATTAGCCGATTCCGCTACGACGGAATGGATGTTGCTCCACCTCTCTATGCGCAAGCATGGAAGCTTGTTTCTGTCCTAGAGACAAGCAAAAATGGCGATGACTACTTCAACTTCGGATTTGAAGAACCACGTGTTCTTGACTTCGAAGCTGACGAAGAAATCCTGACCATTGCTGCTGAGACGTATCAAAATGCGGCTCATACCCCACTACTACAAAGCAATGAATCAGACCAACCAAAACTGGTTGACTCCTCTGATGTCCCCTACTAAGTAGTAACCAACAAGTGCCCCCACCTTGACCGACTGCCGAGGTGGGGGCTTTATTGTCCAATGATACCTATAGCCGACATAGCCTTTAAATTTCACGAATTATTCGTAAGCAATCCATCTGTACACGGACAAACATCCTTGACTGGCAAAACCAGAGATCGTGATGGTAAACAAGACTCAAGGTCTTTTTTAGTCAAAGCCCCACTAAATAACAGTGTTTGGGAAGAACACCTAAAAGGTGAGAAAATAATTGGATGCACACCGCTCGTCAACGAAGACCGCGTTCGTTGGGGCGCTCTAGACGTAGACGTCTATCAAGACACAAACACAATAGAAGATATTGTAACTAAGGTAAAAGAACATAAACTGCCTTTTGTGGTTTGCCGATCAAAGTCTGGCGGAGCACATGTGTATTTGTTCTTTTCCGAAGAAGTATCTGCAGCCGCTGTTATTGACAAGCTAAAATCGTTTAGTGCGTTCTTCGGACAAGGAGCTTGTGAGATATACCCCAAGCAACCAAAAATCAGCAACCGCAAAGACGACTCAAAATACGGTAACTGGATTAACATGCCCTACAGCGGCAACCCCACACTCCAGTACGCCTTTAATGATAACGGCGATGCTTTAGACCCATTACAGTTCCTTGAGCTTGCCCACCAGAAAAAGCTCAGCAAAGAAGCTTTTAACAGCCTAGAAGTTCCAAAGTTGGAAACAGAAGAGCTACCAGAAGGACCCCCGTGCCTCAACTATATCTTTCAAAACCGTACGCAGCATAGCGAGTCCCGTAATGTTACTTTGGCTAATGTCGCTGTCTACCTAAAAAAAGCAGCGCCTACCGACTGGAAACATTTGCTTCCTAAATACAATAAGAAGTTTTCGGAGCCACTTGAAGATCGAGAAGTCGAAGCTCTTATCAACTCTTACAGTAAAAAAAACTACAAGTATCAGTGCTCCAACCAACCCCTCTGTAAGTATTGCGACGCCAAACTGTGCGGACAGCGCAAATATGGTATTGGCAGCGAAGAGTTCCTTCCCAACAACAGGTCTCTCATGCAACTTAAGAGCGACCCGCCTTTGTGGTTCTTAACGCTGGACGACACTGAGATTCAGCTGACTACTGAGCAGTTTGACAACTTTAACCTGTTCAACCAAAAAGTAATGGAGCAGTTGTTGTTTAAATATCCACCAATCAAACAAGAAGATTGGGTTAATCAGCAAAACCTATTGCTCAAGAACTGCACGCAAATAGAGATACCGTTTGAGATGACACCTGTTGGTCAGCTTGTAGAGTATGTAACCATGTTCTGCGCAAGCGCAAGTGACAACCCAAACAATATTAAGAACGGACCTATTAAGCTTAACAACAGCTTCTACTTTCGGATGATTGATCTTAAGGATTACTTGAGCCAGCAACGATTCAAGGAACTACCAGACAACAAAGTTTTGTCAGTGCTTAAACAAGTTCTCAAGGCAGATGCTGTTACGCACACCATCAAAGAACCCGTAAGATTGAATGTGCGGTGCTGGCGTATACACGAAACCACTCTCCACATAGACCCAACAATACCAATGCCAACATTAGATGACCAAACAGAATACTAATACAATTTATGTAGCCAGCGCAGGAACTGGCAAAACAACAACCCTGATGGATTTACTTACAGACTGCTTAAGTAAAACTTCACCAAATCGAATCTGCTTTACCACCTTTACCAAAGCTGGTGCAACCGAAGCTATTGACCGAGCTTTGATAAAAAACGAAGCATACACTCAAGCAGACTTTAAGGCGTTTAGTACACTACACGCTTTCTGTTATCGCAGAATTCCTCGTAGACAGATGCTGACTGCTCAAGATTACAAACAACTTGGAGAGTTAACAGGTTATCCAATCTCAGGTGGCGCAGCTTACTCTTCAAAAGACGGCCTTGTTTACAACAGCAACGCAGGAGACAGAATACTTTACTACGACAGCTTAGTTCGTAACTTAAAGACAACCGCCGAGGAAGTTATTAACTCACAGATCGGTGCTCGTGTTACACCAGAACAGCTTTCAGACTTCAGCGCTTTTTACAAAGAGTACAAACAAAAGAAGAACAAATACGACTTTACCGATCAACTAAAAGTTTACCTTAAACAAGAGTTTACTCCTGAGTTTGACTATGTGTTTGTAGACGAAGCTCAAGACTTATCTCCTCTGCAATGGGATGTCATAAACAGCATCAGCCAAAATGCTGAAAAAGTGTTTATTGCTGGTGACGACAAACAAAGTATTTTCAAGTTTGCTGGTGGTGATCCAGACTCTCTTATCAATCGACAAGGTAAACGAATAGTCCTTGAAACATCATACCGATTGCCGCAGCCCGTTCTAAGTTACGCAGAAAAAATTGCAGATCAGATATCGGTAAAACAAGACTACACCGTAAAAAGCAACAAAGATTGCGGAAAGGTTGAGCACATCCACAGCTTAACTGACCTAGACATGAGCCAAGGAACTTGGTTCCTGTTATGCCGCAACAAGGCTCACATGGAAATCTTTGAACATGCTTTAATGAAAAAACAACAACTGTTTGTGTCAGCAAGCAGCCACTCGCTCTTCAATCAAAAACAGATTGACTACATTCTCATGTGGGAACAACTCCGACGAGGTTACAAATTTAAGGCGGCTGACCTTAAAGTGTTGTACAGGGAGTTCTTACCTTCGGGGCGAGTGGTTGCCCGAGGCAGTAAAAACCTGCTCGATGCAATGCCTGACAACGAAATGTTCGACAAAGATCAACTTGTTGATAACTTCGGCCTTAGAACCACAGTTAAGTGGAACTTGATCTTTAAGATTCCAGAGTTTACTAAAGAAGTTCTACTAAAAGCAGAAGCGGAGGGTACGTTAGAACGAAGTGGCGATGTGCAAATTAACACAATTCACGCTACTAAAGGTCGAGAGGCTGACAATGTGGTTGTGTTGCCTGACATCACCGAAACAACTTACAAAGGTATGCTAAAAGACGCAGACAACGAACACCGTGTGTTTTATGTTGCGGCTACACGTGCCAAACAAAACCTGTACATCCACACCCCAGTAACCAACAGATTCTACCAAATGCCAACAATATAACATGACTAGAAAAGACTTCATCCTAATTGCTGAGATAATCATTGCTCAGATTAACACCACATCAACCTCCGCTGAGTCCCTTATGGCTCCTGCTATTGCAAAGCTAAAAGAAGCAAACCCAGCTTTTGACTCCCAAAAGTTTAGGAACTACATACTCAAAAAGATATGATCTACAAAACAAAACCTTTTAAACACCAAGAAGACGCCGTTAACCGCTTTGTTAACAAAGCGTACGGTGCCCTGTTCTGCGAAATGGGCACAGGTAAGACCAAGATTGTTTTGGACATCGTTCAAAACACGGGAGATATCGTCGATGCTGTAGTTGTTGCCCCAAACGGACTACACCACAACTGGGCGGTTAATGAGATACCCACTCACTTTGCTAAAAAAGTTTCTGTGTACTGCTGGAA